CCCATTAGTGATTCGATAATATCTTCAGTTACTCCTGAACCTGCAACATCGTGCATACGAGTAACCATTTCATCAGTGTATTCAAACTTTGACATGTATTGTTCCCCTCGAACTTTAAGTTTTGTTGAATTTTCAAGAGTTTGTTTAATCTCTTGACTTTATATAGAGATATTACAGAAAAACTTTATAAGAAGCAACTGAAATGTGACAGCTTTTGGTGAGTTGGTTGTTTTTGTTTTTATTAAAAATCACCGCTTAACACATCTTTTTGGCTTGACCAATAATCAATAATGGTTATACCAAGAGTAACAGCACGCTTATATTTAGAAGAGGTTGTATCTCCTCCAGTAATAAGAGCATAACAATCTTTTGTGACTGTTGAAGTTAATTTAAATCCTTTGCTTTCGAGGCGGTCTGCAAGATCACCTCTTGTCATATCCAGCTTACCTGTAATACATATTTTACGAGAAGGAGTTCCAACTGTTTCTTCAACCGTGACATTCTGTTCAAGTTGAAGAGGAAGAGTTGTAACCCAATCTTCGTTTTCGTCGAGCCAAGACAAAACTGAATCAACAGTGGAAGGGCCAATACCTTTTATTTCTGTGGTTTCAATATCTCTTAGATTTCTGAAGGCTGGAATCTTGCTGATAATTAGTTTAGCAGCTGATCTACCAACTCCAGGTATGCCAAGGGAAGCAAGAACAATATCATAAGGTTTGGTTTTTGTTCTTTCAATCTCGGCTTCGACCTTAACGCCATTAGCGCCAAGTAAATCCCAGTTTTGATCTTCAAAGATATCAACTGGATGTGTCAGACCCATCTTCTTAACAGAAGCTGGACCTAATCCTTTAATATCAATAGTTTTGATAAAGTGTTCTAAAACTTTTGATGTGTTTATATTATTCTTATCGACAACTAACAGTCGAGGACCCTCTCGCTTTGTTTGCTGACCGATTGTCTGTTCTGCGTGACTTTGGGTAATCTTAATTCTATGTTCAGAGTGTTGGACAACGCCTATAAATTTTGGTATAACACCACCAGCACGCTCAATTTGAATTAAATCACCCAGCCCAAGATCGTGCTCTTCTATAATACCTATATTATGAAGAGTTACACGTGAAATGGTGGCGTCATCGAGCACAACTGGCTCGACAACGCCTGTGGGATTCACAGTGCCAGTACGACCGACTACCCATAAGACATCTTGTAAAGTAGTAACTGCAATTTCAGTCATACGCTTTTTGAGAGCCACAGCAAATCTTGGATACTTTGAAGTGTATCCAAGATGTTGTGATTTAGCATATGAGTTTGCACGATACACTACACCGTCTTGTGGGTATTCCCAAGCGCGATCTTCAAGCACCGTAAAGAATCCCATCCCTGTTAAAACTTTCATACGAGGCAAGTAATCCATATCGACCCCAAGCCAATCGTGTGCGATAAAATTAATATTTCTGTCTTTAAAATCGTGCGCAGATTTTAAGCCTAATGCGCCTGACACATAATTTCTAAAGTTTTCTACTTCATTGTCTGTTACACACTCACCGTTAACAATAATTTCATCGAACTGAGTATCAATACGGTGTGGAATACTTTTTATCCATTCTGCGAGATGTGTTACATCTTCTCCTTGTTCTCCGTTACCACGAGTAATTGCAAGCTTAAGCTTGCCTCTACGATAAACCAGAGTTAAGTTAGAACCATCAATTTTTGGGAGTATAACATCCATCCAGGGTTCAACTTCTTCTTCTCCTTCATAGATTTTACGAAGAGAGTAAAGTTTATATGGGTGTGTGATTTTACCAGCAGAACCGCCTACACTAAGTGTTGGGGAATCGTGATCACGCCAACCTTGTGCTTTTTCCATTGCTTCAAGCTTATCATACAACTGATCATACTCGCCATCCGAAATAGACGGAGCTGACAAGTCATAGTAAGCATGATTGTGCTTTTGAATAAGTTGTTTGAGTTCTTTGTAATTCATATAAAGAATATATCAGAAAAAAAGAGGAACAATCAATAGAAAACTCGCAGGATTACGAGTTTTCAACCATTTTAATTAAATCATCAAGATACCAACGAGCTTTTTTAAGATCTTCAAGCTGTTTTTCTTTGGTATCATGTTTAAGATTATATCGAGTAACATATTTTACAACATTACCTTGTGAAAAACCCATTTCCCAAGAATCAATATAAGTAGTAGTTTCAATGCCCTTATTATAGTGAGGTGGGTGATTTACCATGTCTACATCACGATTTAGGTAATCACGTATCTTTTTCTCTTCAGGCGAAGAAGAAATTTGTCTGCGAGTAGTCTCACCAAAATTACGTTCATACACAGTTTTACCTCCGTCTGGAGACTCATAGATCTTTTTCAATTCATACATATCTACAATATCGTGATGTGAGCGAGAATTTTCAATTCTGCGTTTTCGTTCAACCGCTTCTTCTTTTGTTTTTCTATCAAGAAATTGTTCAAAAGTTTCATACTTTTCCATATAGTCTCCTATTTTGAGTGTGGTGGCATCTTTGACTCGACAAACCAAACATGTTGGCGAAGTTTAGGGTGATACTTACGCATACGCAACTTTTGCGCATTACGTAGTTGAGTTAAGGTTTTAGCATGAATAAAATGGTACGAAGCTGAATCTCTCTTCTCACCTTCTGGTATCATCCATACTTTATTATTTCTATTCTTTTTAGCAGCCATTATTCTACCTTATTTTTAACAGCTTTAAGAAGTTTTTGAAGATTTTCTTTTTTATTGAGATTTACTCCATCAACTTCAATTTCAAGGATTTCTTCGAGTTCACGAAGCATGACTTTAACCGTTTGAGAACGATCTTCTTCTTCCACAACGGGTTTTTCATAAATTTTTAATTGAACTAATTTACTTATAACACTTCTATATCCTTTTGAGAAGTGAGAAGCTAATTCATATACGTCTTTTTGTTCATCTTCTGTATACATTCTAATTAGTTCTGCTTCTTGTTCATCATTCCAGGCTTTAACGCTCATTTTTACTCCAATTCTAATTCAAGCTGATTGTTCCATACATATCGTTGAGCAACAGCTTTACTTGCGTCTTCTAATAGAGGGATAAGAGAACTTACTTCATCGGCTGGGATAGAAAATCCAGATTTAGTGGGATACCATTGACCTGTATCTCCGTCCATAGCATATTCTCTAATATGCAGATAAAGAATTTCTCTAAATTCATTAATTGTTACTTTTACAGCGTTTCCGTTTGGTTTATGAAAAGCTGTTCCAAAATCAATATTCATACTATCTCTATTTGATCTGTGTTTATAAAATTTTTTAACCAAGGGGTAACTGGGTATGCCTTAAATACTTGTACCAAAGAATATCTGGTTTCTGTTTTTGAGTTATTCATCATACCGTGTGCTACTAAGTCTGGATCAAATAAAACAGTTTCTCCTACCTTTAAACTAAATTGCTCTATCTCACCATTTAATTGAAACTGGTATATAAAATCATCACTGCCAGTAAGTGCTGTTACAGCTCTTAAACGAAAATCATCATTTGAAACCGCATTAACGTTATTATCATCCGTATGTAAAGGAATTGTTTGTCCAGGTTCTTGTTTATGAACTCTAACACGGGTTGTTTCAAACTTGAAATAATCAATTAAGGACTTACATAAACTATAGTATTTTGTATATTTAAAATCTTTTGGGTTTTCAACTGGTTTATTTCTATAAAAACTATGTATGTTTCCATCTACGCTTTTTATAGAAACTGCGTCTACATTACCTGCAAGATCTTGATCATCATGTGGTTTAAAATTTAGTTTAGATAACCAAGAGTTATCAAAGACTAATTTCGTCTTGGCAATCATAAGCATAAATATAATCCTTTAATCTATTTCCTTCAACAGGACGATCTAAATAGTCTTTACCAAGAATCCAAAGATTAGGATTTTTTTCTTCTAATTGGTTAATCCATGTTTCATAACAATCTTTAACACCACTCAGACCTCTTGTATATTGTGCGCCTACTGTATGAAAAGCATTACTCCACCAAATGAGTGAGTTTTCTTCCTGAGTTACTATATTAGTAACTTTTTCAGGATTTTCACAAATATCACAGTGAATATAAGAATGAGATAATGTTTTATATCTATCCCAATGGTTTTTAATATCTTTTTCTGTTCCCCACCATTTTATCTCTCTTTCCCAAAGTTCTTTTCTTGAGAGAGTTTGTGTCTCATTCCCACCAGTTTCATTAATTTGATATTTTCTTTGAGCGTAGTCTAAAAAAGCTGGATAATCTTCGCCATCCCATTCTTTTAAGAGTAGCTTTTTAAAAGCTAAAGCAGCTTTACTGTAA